ATGAATGGAAATGAAGTGGTAATTCCCGTTGATTGGCATCGCATTGATATTGTGGCAGCTATACACAAAGCCGGTTTCACAATGAGGGAGCTTTCAACATTGGCAGGGTTAGCCCCTGACACATTAAAAAATGCCCTTTCACGTTCTTACCCGAAAGGCGAAAAAATCATCGCGGATGTTCTGGAAACCACCCCGGAGCATATTTGGCCCAGTCGTTACTCATATAAACGTAGGATGTGATTATGTTTCTGACAGCGAATGAGTTAATAGGATTGCCTGCATTGCCCGGTTCGGTTCAGGGGATGCGTATGGCATTGAACCGGTTAACCGGGGATAACCCTGAGTTTGTTCGCCAGCGTCAGGGAAGTAAGGCGATGGAGTACCATATTGATTGTTTACCGGATGTTGCACGGGAGGCCGTGCGCCGCCAGTATTTTGCGGCCGTGCTGGCACACCCCGTTAATCAGGATGCGATCAATACCCCCGTGGCGCAGCCCGTGCGCCCGTTGGAGGAATTGCAGTTAATGCGCCAGTGTCCGGCACTGCTCACCCGCGAACTGTCATCCCTGACCGATCAGCAACGGCAGGTGGCAGATGCCCGTGCCCTGCTGGCGCTGGAGGTGTTGAACTTACGGGATGCAGGGATGTCCCGTTCGGCGGCGGTACAGTATCTTTCTGACGGGTCACGCCAGGGTACGTTACCCAGTGCGTTACAGTCAGCCGCTGACGGTGCCAATGCCCGTAAGGGGCGCCGTCGCGGCGTTGGCACCCGTGCCTTGCAGGAGTGGGTGACGATATACCAGAGCACCAATAACGGCGATGAACGGCTGGCCTTACTGTCACCCGGTCATAATAAAGAAGTCCAGCCGGAGCAGGTGCAATGGTTTCCTATGTTCCTGTCGCATTATCGTAATGTGAATGGCCCGTCATTACAGGCGGCCTACCGCAGCTTTTGCGAGGAATGGCAGCAGCTCTACGCTGACCAGCCCCCCATGCTGGAAACGCAGCCATCGTATGATGCGGTACGCCGGCTGATGGCAAAACTGCCGAAGCGGGAAAAAGCCCGTGGCCGTCTCACCGGCTCCGCTGCCCGTGCACTGGAAACCTACCAGAAACGGGACTGGTCACAGATGCCGGTGAATGGCTGCTGGATCAGCGATGGTAAGAGCATGAATTTGAAAGTGGCGCACCCCATTCACGGGCGTCCATTTACACCGGAATTGACATTGGTGCTGGATGGCCGTACCCGCTATGTGGTGGGCTGGTCGCTGGATCTGTCCGAAAGTACGATTGCGGTGGCCTCGGCGTATCGCCATGCCATGAAGCATCACGGTAAACCGCTGTTTGTCTACTCCGATAACGGGGGCGGCCAGACTAACAAAACACTGGATGCCGATATCACCGGGATTTTTCCCCGGATGGGTATTGACCACATGACGGGTATTCCCGGCAATCCGCAGGCACGCGGCATTATCGAACGCCTGAATGCGGTGATCCCCCGGCGTATTGCGCAGAAATTCCAGACCTATAACGGGCTGGGGGCTGATCCGGAATCGGTGCGCGTCACTGACCGCCGGATACTCTCTGCGGTCAAAGCGCAGGAAAACCAACGGGAACTGAATGCTGTGCAACAGGCTGCACTGGCAAAACTGCCAACATGGCAGCAATTGCTGGATGCGATTGAGGAGGAAGTTGAGCACTACAACACCCGGCATGAGCACAGTGAGCTGCCCAAACACAACGGGCGCCACATGACGGCGGCAGTCTACCGCAAAATGGTGCTGGAAACCGAAGGGGATGAAATCGAATACCTGACCCAGATTGAACTGCGCGAGATGTTTATGCCGGAGGTCACCCGTATCGCCCAGCGTGGCTGGGTGGAGTTCAACAATAACCAGTATTTTGCGGAAAATCTTATCCAGGTGGATGGCGAAAGCGTGCGGGTGGCCTACGACATTCATGATGCCGGGGAAGTCATCATCCGCAGAATGGATGGTCGCTATGTCTGCACCGCTATCTGGAATGGCAACAAGGTCGCCGCTGTACCCACCACGGCGATGGCGAAAGCCGTGGAAGCCCGCCGCAGCCGCCGCCTGGCACGGGTTGAGGATAAGCGCCATGAGATTGAGGCGGAGGCACGGCCTGTTCTGGAATCTAAGCCATTGCCGGACTTTGGCGGATTTATTCCCGTGCCAGAAACAGCCGCATTACCGAACCGCAGCTATTCCTTCCTGCAAACGGAATTTGAGCAGCATATGAAAGATGCCGGAAATTACTAATATTTTAGGGGGTTATGATGTCTCTTGTTCAAGAACTGATGGAATTAATGGACGAAAAAGGGTTTTCACAAGCGCAGGTGGCACGGGGCATTGGCCGCAGCACCGCCATGATTAACCAGTATCTACAGGGTAAATACGTGGGCGATACCGCCACACTGGAAACCCAACTGGGGCAGTTTATCCGCCGTGAGCGTGACCGGGAAAAGGTACGCCATCTGAAACCCACATTTATTGCAACCTATACCGCCCGCAAGGGGTTAGAGGTTTGTCGTCTGGCGCATATGGACGGGGAAATCAACGTGATCTACGGCGATGCCGGGATGGGTAAAACCATGGTCATGCGGGAATATGCCAGACAGCAGTGTGATGCCATTTTGATTGAGGCTGATCCTGGCTATACCGCCCGCGTGATACTGGAAGAGCTGTGCAGCCGTCTGGGCGTTAATCGCCGTGGCAACCTGCATGATATGAGTGAAGCGTGCATTACAGCTTTGCGCGGTTCGGGGCGGATTATCCTGGTGGATGAGGCGGAGAACCTGCCTTACCGCGCACTGGAAACGTTGCGCCGTATCCATGATAAATCCGGTGTCGGTATCGTTCTGGCGGGCATGCCACGCCTGATACTCAACCTGAAAGGGACGCGCGGCGAGTACAAGCAGCTTTATAGTCGCGTCGGTTTTGCCCTGCCAATGGGGGACAGCCTGCCAGAGGCTGATATTCAGGACATTGCCCGCAGTCTGTTGCCTGAGATTGAGGGGGATGATATCCGCCAGGCGTTGTTTACCGCCTGTAAGGGGAATGCCAGACGGTTGTTCAAATACTTGCGCGGTGTTTCCCGTGCCAGTCAGTTGAGTGGTCAGCCTGTTGATGTCGGCATGATTAATGAGTTCTCAAAAATGCTGATTAATTAATGAGGTACATATGTTAATTGATTTGAATACCCAGAATAACCAATTGCTGTCTGCCCTGATTCAGGCGGAATCGGTGGTCACCGCGTTATCTGAGCGGGGGATCACCGTGCTGAGTGTGATGATGCGGGATAACAGGCCCCGTATTCACATTGTCCGTCACGCCTATTGTGAGCAGTTAATCCGTGATGGTCAGGCCGCTTATCTGCATTTTGGTCAGGGGCAGTTTAAACAGGGAATTTTTAATCAGGATGGTTGTCAGGTTTATTGGTCGGAATCTTTACATTAAGGGGCGCAATATCATGGCAGTAAAAATTGAGATCTTAATTACCAGTGAGTCGGGGGAATTGCGGCATGAGCTGCAAGCAGGCGCAGCCGTTGCCGGGGAATTCACCCACCAGGAATACCGTGCAGCCGAAAATTTGTACAGTGCGATTGGTGAATTGCTTAAGAACCATAGCGAAGGTTTGGTCATGCATCAGGCAGCCACACAACATAATCTTCACTAACTTTAACGTAATCAGGAAAAAACATGTCAACGAAAATACAACAATTTACTAAAAAATCCGCACCGGACGGCTATTGGATTGATGCGAAAGGGGTGTTGACTCCGGTGGAAATCATCAAAGAAATCGACTTTGAGCGTGACGCGCTGGTAGGGGAGCTTGTGCAGATGGCTTTTCGGGCGAATGAAGTGCTCGAAGAGCTGAAATTACGGGGATTTGCGGATATACAGGCGTTTGTTGATCTCTCTGCCGAAAAGTACGGCGCAGTCAAAGGCGGCAAAAAAGGCAATGTCACGCTGTATTCCTACGATGGGGACTACAAAATCCAGCGTGCCATGCAGGACAGAATTGCCTTTGATGAACGTTTGCAGGCAGCCAAGGCCCTGATTGATGAATGTCTGGCAGACTGGACGGAAAATGCCCGCCCGGAAATTCAGGTGCTGATTAATCAGGCCTTTATCACTGACAAAGAAGGTGAGATTAACACCGGGCGCGTACTGGCACTGCGTCGTCTGGATATCGACGATGAGCGCTGGGGTAGAGCCATGATGGCCATTGGTGAGGCGTTGCAGGTGGTGGGCAGTAAATCCTATCTGCGGGTGTATGAGCGTATCAGGGATACTGACCAGTACCGCCCCATTGCTCTCGATATCGCGGGGGTGTGAGATGGCCGGACGCAATGGCACGTATCTGGGCAGAACGGCGCTGCGCATTTTGTCAAAACGCCGCCACCAGGGAATGGGGAAAGCCGGATGAAAGCGCAGCAGTTTAACCAGCGTTTCCCGATAGGGCACTGTTTTATCTATCAGCCTAACCGGGTTTTACGGGGCGGCCAGACCGTCAGAACGATTGAGCGGGCGCAGGACTTAAATAATATGACCGTGGTGGAAATCAGTACCGAACCTTATTTAGTCCGAATTGAACATTTAACACCGGCTTAATGTAACAAACTGAAAATTAATAATTTTTAAAAATGGCGTAAATCTGCCAGGGGCTGGCTTACGCCAAAATTCAGCCTAATTGATGAGGAAGTTATGTCTTATTCTTATATTGCAACCCATACAGGACGTCATTTGAACTATTCCAATGTCACGCCTGCGGATATTGATATTCACGATATCGCGCAGGGTCTGGCGAATGAATGCCGCTTTAACGGCCAAATTGGAAACTTTTATTCTGTTGCCCAGCACAGCATCTACGTTAGCCAGCTTGTTCCGCCTGATTTTGCGCTGGAAGGGCTTTTGCATGATGCCGCAGAAGCCTACTGCAAAGATATTCCCAGCCCGCTCAAAGGCTTGTTGCCCACTTATCTGATCATCGAAAGAAAAATTGATGTTGCTGTTCGGCGGAAATTTAGTTTGCCTGTAGGTCTCAGCCATGCAGTTAAGCACGCCGATCTGGTTATGCTGGCAACAGAACGCCGCGATTTAGAAGTGGATACGGCGGGAAAACCTTGGCCTATCCTGACGGGGATTACTGCCAGTGACGATATCGCCATCATGCCACTCACGCCACCGCAAGCTCTGTCCGCCTTTATGAACCGCTACCATGAATTAACGGGGGCGTTATGAATCCACGTTACCAATGTCCTGTGTGTGAGAAATATACATCCGTTGATCGTTCCGTATTATCGGTGGGCGACAGGGTGACTTTTACTCAAATGACTCAGCGAGAATACCGCCACCGTATCACCTGCCAAATAAAAACCGTTAAGGGACGTATTGAGCAGATACAGGGTGAGCAGGTCTCAGTGCGTTACGGTAAGAAACTGTATTCGATGAATCTGAATGAAATCAATCCGGCGGGTGCACCGTCAGCACTCTTCCGGGCTATCGTGGGAACCTGTACGTGTGGAGATAATAATGAGCATCGATAATCTGGATTTAGTGCTGTTAAAACAGGAGCTTGTTGAGTGGCATGAGACAGCTCTCGAAGGCTGTGAGCTATTACTTGAACCTGCGGATAAAGCGATGCTTTTTCCATCACAGAAGAAAAAGTTGCAGTTTAAAACGGCCGCCGAAATCAGCGCATTCCGGGCGGGTGTCATACTGGCGCGGGGCCAGTTTAGTGATCTGCCTTTTGATGACGAGGTAGAAAATGACTAACCAACAACTGATCCGCCTTATCCATATTGCCAAAAACAAACAGCAACTGGATGACGCCACCTACCGTTCGGCACTGCTGGCTGCCACAGGCAAAGACTCTTGTGGGAAGATGACCCATTCCGAGCTGAAAGTGGCTTACAGCGCCTTTGTGGCCCGTGGCTTTAAACGGCGTTTAAACCGCACTCAACAGCGGGTTAAACCCAATTTAAAAGGGCAACATCGTGTGCCGGAAATCGGCAAAATCCGCGCTATCTGGATCACAATGCACCAGCAAAAATTTGTGATTGATGGCTCTGAAACCGCGCTTAACCAGTTTGTCCAGCGCCAGACGGCTAAAATCAACGGCGGTGTCGGTGTAGCCGAAGTGGGCTGGCTTGATGCATCACTGGCCAGTCAGGTTTTGGAGTCCCTGAAACAGTGGCACGGTCGGCTCATGTTGGGAGTGATGCACGTGCGAGGTCAGCACCTGCCGGAACGGCGGGGGTATGATGCCTTGTGTGATGCGTACAATATGGGGAAAGCATGATGAAAATTGGTCGTTGCCCAATTTGCCATTCTGATTTTCATCTGGATGCCCTGTTTGAGGATGATGCTGCCCGCCAGTTACTGGTAACAATGACCGGATTGCAGGGCGATTGTGCCCGTCATTTGGTGGCGTATATTGGGTTGTTTCGCCGAAGTAAAACGAACCTGTCCAACAGCCGCGCATTAAAACTGGCGGAAGAGGTGCTGGCAATCTACCCCGCTAACCGGGTACTGACCCACGCCCTGAGTGAAACGGTTGAGCGCATTCGGGAAAAACGGGCACAGGGCGATGCTAAGCCGCTCTCTAACCATAACTATCTGAAAACCGTCTACCAGTCCTCAGAACAGTTATTTGCCCAGGGCAGTAATATCCGCGCACGGGAAAAACAGCAGGTATCGGGTTCAGACAGCCGTGAAGCTTATTTTCAGCAGATGCACAAGCTGGGCGTCGATGTCGCAACCTTGCCGGGTGGTGCAGAATGGCTAAAGAACCAATAGCACTGGAACATATCCAACCATTATTGCCGGAGTCGCTCCGGCATATTGCGTCATTGATTGGCTATCCGGCGACGTTAAAATTAATTGACGTGTTTGGCGGCACTACATTCCCGTTCGGCCGTGGAAAACACCCACGAGGCCAACATAGACAGGCGATGCTGGTTGCGGCGATTGGTGAAGAGGCGGCAGCATGCTTGTCTCAGCATTTTGCGGGGACAGAGCTATATATCCCCAATGCCGCCGCGGCGATGCGGGAATGGCGTAACCAGCGATTTTTATCTGAATTCAATCAGTTGCTCAATGAGGGGAATTCGGCATTGATGGCAATTTCCAAACTGTGTCCTATATTTGGTTTTAGTGATAGACATGCGTGGTCACTCTTATCGCGTTACAAACATTCTGGTACGCTTAATCATCAATGTGATTTGTTTTAAACGGAGGTGATGAAAATGAAACGTGTTTTACTGGGGCTGATGCTATCAACATTATCACTGAGTTCTTGGGCTGTGGATGGTTACAAAGATGTAAAATTTGGTTCTAGCGTTAAAGACCTTATGAATTCTAAGCTTTGCAATTTTCAAAAAATTCCACCTGCATCAACTATAAAAGAACTCTCACTTTATTCTTGTCTTGACTTTAATTTTTCAGGTAAGAAAACTATGGCAATAGCGACATTCCTGAATGGTAAGTTTAAGAGATTCCTTATTGGTGTGGATTCAAATATTAATCCATTAATTGATGCGTTAAATAAAAAATATGGATTGCCTTCATCAATGACATCTGAAGACATAATGGTTCGAGCTTTAACTACAGGTGAGCCTGTTTTTGTTCGTTATGATAATGACACGGTTATTATTAAAGTTGAGAAAAGTAATGGTCAAGAAGTTACTATGCTAATGTATACAGATTCTAAATTTGATGATGAAATAAATGCATTATCTCAAAATAAAATTGCCAATGACATCTAACCACTGAACCCCTTCAACCTATCTAATGCCGCAAAACCTGAAATACTGAACACCTTCCATTTTTTGGCAGGTGTTTTGTTTTTGGGGGAGCGATGCAGATCATTATTGAACACACCGAATTAGCGCAACTGGAATCCCTGCTACCGGATTCCGCCCTGCAATTGATCGAGGTGATTGGCTATCCGGCCACCGCCCGCCTGGTTAGCCGTTTTGGGGGCGTGACCCTGTCCGCTAAAACCGGCAAAGCGGCCGAACGCAGCGGCGGCGTTTATCGCCTGTTACGCGAGGTACTGACTGACGAGGAGTGTCACACGCTGATGGGCTATTTAGGGGATGCGCCATTTTATATTCCCCGTTGTGAAGCGGCGTTCCGTTCCCTGCGCAATGCCCGTTTTCTGGCGGAACTGGCGGGATTGTGTCAGGACGGATTGTCCCGCCGTCAGGCGATGGCGCTGCTGTGTCCGCGGTATGGTTTTAGTGATCGCATTGGCTGGAAGCTGGTCAGTGAGCAGGATGCAGACGTGGCACCGCAATCCCGTTTATTTGATTGAAATGCCCCTCATACCTGTGACACACTGAATGGCATATTCAGCAGGTCAGTCGCCTGCTGAACCCCTTCAAACGCTTCCCTTTTTTTCCCTGCCCTACACTGCGTTCATTGATTAAGCAGCGACATGAGGCACCGCAGGGATGACCACTGATGATAAATATTCCCATGCCACCTACGGTATTTCCGGGCTGATTGCCTTCTTTACCGGGTTATCCCTGTACGAATGGGGCTTTCTGATTGGCGTATTTGCCAGCATCCTGTTGGGAACGCTGACCTATCTACTGAACCGACGGGAGCAGAAAAAGCGTACAGAAATCTTGCAGCACATTCTGGAGCGCAGTGCGTCACCGGAAACGCTGTCAGAAATCATTACCCGTTCGCCCAAGGACGTCTAGTCATGGAGATGAAGAGCCGTCTGAGTGCGGCGGTTATTGCCGCTATTCTGGCGGGGGCAGGTTCGGAGATTATTCTGGCGCAATTTCTCAATGAAAAAGAGGGCAACCGGCTATCGGCCTATCAGGATGCGGGCGGCATGTGGACGATTTGTCGCGGTATCACACGGGTACAGGGCGCGCCCGTTCGTCGGGGTATGACGCTGACCGCTCAACAGTGTGATGCATTAAACCGGATTGAAGCGCGGCGTGCCATTGACTGGGTAAAACACCATGTACAGGTGCCACTGACAGAGCCTCAGATAGCCGGAATTGCCAGTTTTTGCCCGTATAACATCGGCCCCGCCCGGTGCTTTTCCTCCACGTTCTACCGGAAACTCAACGCAGGGGATAAACGCGGGGCCTGTGCTGAGATCCCGCGCTGGATTTTTGATGGTGGCCATGATTGTCGTAAAACCAAAGGTCAGGCGAACGGCTGCTATGGTCAGGTTGAGCGACGTGCTCAGGAAGCGGCACTAACATGTTGGGGGCTGGATAAATGAAATTCACATTAACCGGTTACACGATGATTGCACTGGCCGTTGTTGCAGGCATCAACTCATTTGGCAGTTACTACTATAGCAATCAGTATGCGAAACAGAAACACGCCAATGAACGTCAGGCCAGCGAAATCCAGCAACTGACCGACACTATCCATATCCAGAACACGCATATTGATATGTTGCAGGAACTGGATACCAAACATACTGAGAAACTGGCTTATGCCCAATCTGAAATTGACCGGCTGCACGCTGATTCTGTTGTTCATCCTGAGCGGGTGTACATCCAGGCCAAATGTCCCGTGCCTAAAACCGTTGCCGCCACCCGCGTGGATGATGCAACCCCCGCCCGACCTACAGACACCGCTATCCGAAATTATTGGTTACTCAGGCAGCGAATTGCCACCTCAGAACAAATGATTCTGGGGTTGCAGGACTATATCAAAACACAATGTCAATAAGGTGAATGATGACAATTTATGATTTTCCACCCTATGGGGTCAGTAGCCAGATGTATCCCATAACAGTTGTTTTAGCGCGTATCACGCATTTTCATTCCATTGATTACAACGGTAATCGCGGTACAGCTATTTTTCTGGATACAGGGGGAGAGGTTCGCACCAGTATGCGCAGTTGGGATGTTGGCAAATTGCTGAGAGAAACACCATGAAAAAGAAAAACCGAAACAACCAGGTTTTAACCGCCCTGAATGCATTAAATGCCCGTTTGGATCATCTTGATGATCAGATGGACGCTATTCGCGAAGAGGCCACCAATGGCGCCATGCGGCGTGGAGCGATTGCGGGTGCCGTTTCCGGCACGGTAGCAGGCTGTCTGGTCTCAATGGTCGTGCTGTTGTTACGTACCAAAATGGGGGGCTGATATGGCCTATCCGCAGGAAACGCGGGATAAACTCCGTCGCATGTATATCTTCAACCAGTTATCGCTGGAAGTCACCGCGGCACAGTGTGGTGTGGCGTTTGTCACCGCCCGGCGCTGGAAAAAAGACGCACAGGATAAAGGCGACGACTGGGACAAGATGCGTGCTGCGCAGACAATGGCCGGCGGCGGCATAGAAGAAGCTGGTCGAGCGGTGCTGATGAGCCTGGTGGTGCAATGCCAGACCACAATGGAACTGCTCAACACCACGCCGGATATGCTGCCCCAGCAACGGGTGGAGTTATTGGCGAGCCTGGCGGATGCGTTTAATAAGGCGACCAGTGCCAGCAAGAAGATCTTGCCGGAAACCAACGAACTGGCGACTGCACTGGAAATTGTCCAGAAACTGGGCGCGTTTATTAACGACAAGTATGCACAACATAACGCAGCCTTTCTGGACATACTGGAAGCGTTTGCCACTGAGTTAGAGCAACACTATGGCTAAAAAATTTTCCCTCAAAGACTTCCGGGCATCGCTTCAGGACTATATCACCAGCCTGCGCCAGACCATTGAGGCGGAGTGCCTGGGATTTGATGCCGATCCCAACGCGGCCGAAGAGCGCCGCCAGAACGTGGCCGATGCGGCTGAGGGCTACAGCTTCTTTGTCCAGACCTATTTCCCGCACTATGTGCGCCATCCGTCGCGCAGTCAGTTACACAACTATCTTTTTACCCGCCTGCCGCAAATTGTCGCCAGTCCGGCGGCCGAAAGCGACGCGATTGCCGCGCCCCGCGGCGAAGCCAAATCGACACTGGTCAGCCAGTTGTTTGTGCTCTGGTGCATTATTCGGGGTATCAAACGCTATCCGGTCATCATTATGGACAGTATCGATCAGGCGTACCCGATGCTCGAAGCCATCAAAGCGGAGCTGGAATATAACCCGCGCTTGCGTAATGACTACCCGGATATCTGCGGCCAGGGGCGCATCTGGCAGATGGGGACTATTGTCACCCGCAACAATATCAAGGTGACGGTAGCAGGCTCCGGCAAAAAGTTACGCGGCCTGCGGCATGGCCCCTACCGCCCCGATTTGGTGGTGCTGGATGATATCGAGAATGACGAGATGGTCCGCAACCCGGAGCAGCGTGACAAATTACACGCATGGCTGACCAAGACCGTGATGCCGCTCGGTGAGGCAGGCGGCAAAACCGATATGGTCTATATCGGTACAATACTGCATTACGATTCCGTGCTGTCCCGTACCCTGAATAACCCCCTGTGGCGAACGGCGCGGTTTAAAGCCATTATCCAGTGGCCGGCCAATATGGCGCTGTGGGATCAATGGGAAGGGCTGGTCAATAATAAGCTGTTGGATGCCGCTGACCGTTTCTATCACGAGCACGCCGCGGCCTTACTGGAAGGGGCAATCGTTTCGTGGGCAGCGCGTCCCCTGCTGGCGCTGATGCGTATCCGCGTGCGTGACGGGCACGGCACCTTTGACTCGGAATACCAGAATGATCCAGTCAGTGGGGAAGATGCGATTTTCGCCAACAGCATCATCTTCTGGTCGAATCATTTATCTGACTGGCTCTATTACGGGGTGTGTGATCCGAGCCTTGGCAAGATGAGCAAGAACCGTGACCCGTCCGCTATTCTGGTGGGCGGCTTTAACCGTATGACCGGCATTCTGGATGTGGTGGAAGCCGATATCCGTCGCCGCCTGCCTGACAAAATTATTGCCGACATTATCCAGTATCAGCGCCAATACGGCTGCCTGACCTGGGCGATAGAGTCCGTCCAGTTTCAGGAGTTTTTGCGTACTGAGTTGGTGAAGCGGTCGGCACAGCAGGGTATCCCCGTGCCGGCGGTGCCGGTGATACCGTCCACCGACAAAATCTTACGTATCGAGTCGTTACAGCCCCATATGGCGAACGGACTGATCCGTTTACATCCCACCCAGCATACCCTGATTGACCAGTTACGTCATTTTCCGAAAGCAGATCACGATGATGGCCCCGATGCGCTGCATATGTTGTGGTCACTGGCGGTATCCCGTGCAGGCAGCACCGAAATTTATACCCGTGCCCGGCGTGACGGTGGACAACGTTTCGGGGCGGGCGCATGGTAATAAGGAACAAGAGAAATGCCAATTGTTGATATTTACGGTAACCCCCTCCAGCGGGAGGCACTGAATACACCCCAGACGGTGAAAATTGCCCAAATGCAGCGCATTTACCCTGACCATCCGTCACGGGGACTCACCATCCGTAAGCTGCCGCGTATCCTGCAAATGGCTGAACTGGGCGACCTGAGTGCGCAGGCCAGCCTGTTCGGTGACATGCTGGAGCGTGACGGTCATATCTTTGCGGAAATGGAGAAACGTAAGAACGCGTTATTAACGCTGGACTGGTCGATTGAACCGCCCAAACGCGCGACAGCACAGGAACAGGCCATCACGGCACAGGTGCAGGAATGGTTTGATGCCATGCCGGAAATTGAGGACATCATCCTCAACGGCATGGAAGCGGTCGGGCATGGCTTCAGTTGCCAGGAAATCGAATGGGAACGGGTGGAAAAAACCTGGCTGCCGAAGACACTGCATTTGCGTCCCCATTATTGGTTTCGTACCTTGCCAGAGCAGCGGGATGAGATCCGGCTGCGGGACAATAACGGGCTGTATGGCAGCCCGCTGTGGCCGTTCGGCTGGCTGGTGCATCGTCACAATGCCCGCAGTGGGTTTATTGCGACCAGCGGCATTTATCGGGTGCTGGTGTGGCCGTACCTGTTTAAAAACTTCAGCCTGCGCGATTTGGCGGAGTTCTTAGAGATTTACGGCCTGCCTGCCCGTATCGCGACTTATGCGGCCGGCACCTCGGATGCTGACCGGGATCGGTTGCTGGATTCACTGGTGCGACTGGGGCATGAGGCGGTTGCCGCTATCCCTGCGGGCAGTGATATCCGGTTCGAGAGTGCCGCATCCGGTGGCAGTGATCCGTTTATGGCGATGATTAACTGGGCCGAACGGACGCAATCCAAAATCATTCTGGGCGGCACACTGACTACCCAGGCAGATGGCAAATCTTCCACGAATGCGCTAGGGAATGTGCATAACGAAGTACGCCATGACCTGATGACCGCCGATGCCCGCCAGTTAGAGGGCATGTTTAAGAATCTGATCCAGATGCTATTAGCGCTGAATGGACAGACTGAGATTAACCCACACCGGATGCCACGCTTTGTGTTTGATACCCGTGAAGCGGTGGATCTGCCCCAGTTTGCCACGGCCATATCCACCCTGGTGAATCAGGCGGGAATGAACTCTATCCCGGTTTCCTGGGTACATAAAAAAGCCGCGATACCGACTCCGCAGGATGACGAACCGACATTAAAACCGCGCATCAATACGGTGCTGCCTACGCCCCTCAGTTATGGTGTCTCGCGTTATGGGCTGGGGGTCTTAAGCCAGGTTCATGAGTCAGCGGATATCGATCCGGCTCAGATTGCCCTGGATAATGCCCCGCCGCTGTCTGACCCGATTAGCGTGGCAATGAGCCAGTTACTGTCCCCGCTGGTCAGCGCACTGCAATCCGGCCAGAATGTGGATGAGGCGATGAATATTGTGGCGGCCAGTTACCCCGATTTGGATGACAGCACCTTGCAGCAGTTACTGGCGCAGGCGATTTTTGTGGCCGATGTCTGGGGTTGTCTTCATGCCGACACGTAATAAAACCAACCTGGGGTATGTGATTGGCTTGCCGCCTAAAGAAGCAATTGACTATTTCCAGCGTAAAGGCTTTGCCATCGGTTTTAACTGGCACGAGGTGGAAGCCCTGGCGCATGCCCGTGCCTTTACCGTGGCCGGCGTGTTAAAACTGGATGTGCTGGCCGACATTCGGACGGAACTACAAAAATCATTGGAAACCGGGCAAACCTTCCGCGACTTTCAACGGAACCTCCTGCCGATGCTGGAACGAAAAGGCTGGCTGGGCAAGGGATTGGTTGCAGACACGGAAACAGGCGAACTGCACGGTAAGCGGCTGACCCCCCGCCGTCTGGAGACGATTTTTACGACCAATATGCAGTCGGCCTATATGGCCGGACGCTATCAGCAGCAAATGGAAAACGTGGATGACCGCCCCTATTGGGAGCGTGTGGGCATTATGGATAGCCGTATCCGCCCCTCACATGCGGCTCTCGATGGATTTATCGCCCGCTATGACGATCCCATCTGGCAATCCATCTACCCGCCGGATGGCTATCGGTGTCGTTGCCGGGTGCGTACCCGCAGCGCAGCGGATGTCGAACGGCTGGGATTGAGGGTGCAATCCACCGAGGGGCGGCGGATTGAGGTGCAGCAAGAGTACGGCGAACCGGGTGAAACCCGTCCGGTGATGGGCTTTGAAAACCCGATGACCGGCAAGGTGTATGCCCCCGATCCGGGCTTTGGGTTTAACCCCGGTCAGGTGAGCTGGCAGCCCGAACTGGATAAATACCCGCAACCCGCAGCCAGTCAGTATGTCACCGGGACATTGACCGGTCCAGACTTTATCCGGGTATTTAACGAGGCACTGAAACAGGATGCGCCGTCATCGTTACAGCGTTATCCGGTTGCCGTGCGCCCGCGCTCTGGCGGGTTGCAATCCGATCCGGTGACGGTCGATGCACCGACCCTTAAGCGACTGGCAGATAAGGCGCGAATTGATCTGGCCGATTATCTGGCGCTCCAGCAGATTATTGAGCACCCCGAACGCCAGCATTTGGCGAAAGACGGAACGCAGTATTATGGCGCCATGCGGGCGGGGGTATGGTGGATAGTCAGCGTGCGCGAGGGGCAATTGCGCAATGTGATCCAACAGGCGGATTTCCATGTTCCAGATTGAGATTGACTTAAAAGAATTTCAGCAGGCCATGCAGCAACTGACGGACGGGCTGGGTGACCGAACCCCCATGATGCGCCAGATTGCCGCGACGATGGCCGATGCGGTCGAGGAAAATTTCAGGCAGCAGGGTCGCCCTGCCTGGCTGGGCTGGAGTCCGGCTTATGCCAAAAAGCGGGCGGGCGGGAAAATCCTGCAACACACCGGGCGACTGGCCAGCAGCATCCAGCAATTCAGTGATAACGATGAAGCCCTGGTCGGTACGAATGTGATCTACGCCCGCATCCACCAGGAGGGTGGCACTATTAATATGCCTGCCCGCAGCCAGCAGGCACATTATCGGCGCAAAAAGGGGCAGAGCCGTTTTGCCCACAAAGCGAAAGCGAACCACAGTCAGTGGAATACGCTGCCGGCTTACAAAATCCAGATACCTGCCCGCCCGTTCCTGAAACTGACCGACAGCGACGCCGATCAGATCCAGGCTATTCTGGAACACTACCTGCAACGGCTGACCAATACGCCGTGACGAACGGAATATCAAAACGCCCTGAATCCCATTATGGGGCGTTTGCGCTGGTTGTGATACAATCACCGGCCTTTAACCGGTTACGTGCGTTTAAATCGTTTTTAAACGGGGTTTAAATGGGGTTCCGGTTCAGGGCAAAGCGCGATAGACTGCCTGCCAGAATTTTCCACCTGTATTTTTTGTTTTCCGCTCACTATTTCGTCACCTGCTGAACCCCCTCAACCGCATCGGTCGTGATTGCCCCGCTATGCTGTGGACATGAAAACAAACATTGCTGCACTAACCTCGCTTATCAGAGGAAACCATCACCACGAAATCCAGCTGTTTCCGGCGGGCGAATTTCGTGCCAACGATGGCCGCCCAGCCGATTGTGCCTGCTGGGTAATGACCCGCGAGATTGCGGAAAATCTGATCCAGCAAGTGGCATCACGTGCAACACCGCTGGTGATTGACTACGAGCACCAGACCCTGCGCGCCATTAAAAATGGTAAACCCGCCCCGGCGGCGGGCTGGTTCCATACCCTGGAATGGCGCGACAGTGAGGGACTGTTTGCAGTTAACGTTGAATGGACAGACAACGCGGCCAATGCCATTGCCGCCAACGAATACAAATTTATTTCCCCTGTATTTCTGTATGACAAACACGGTCACGTCACGGCACTGCTGCATTCGGCGCTGACCAACACCCCGGCACTGGACGGGATGGATGCGGTGATGTTAGCTGCGGCCTCCCAACTGGCTGCCCTGAACACCCCACAACCGGAGGATCATTCCGTGGATGACGAACTCATCAAGGAACTGTTAAACAATTTACGCTGGATGCTCAATCTGCCTGCCACCGCGACGACAGCCGATATCATCGCAGAGCTGCAAAAAGCCATTGATTTAATTTCGAACGGTCAGGGCACCGCTACAGCGGCCAGTCAAGGTCTGCTCGACTTGCTGCAAGCCCAGAGAACCCAGATTGCCGACCTGTCATCAAAAGCCTATGACCCGGCCAAGTACGTACCGATTGCAGGCTACCAGGAGCTTCAGGCACAACTGAACAGCGAACGCCAGCACGCACAGGTGAGCCAGGTTGACAGTCTGGTGCTGGCGGCGCTGAATGACGGCCGTTTAACACCGGCTCTGGAGGACTGGGCTAAAGAGCTGGGGCGCACAAACTTTGCGGCACTGACCACCCATCTGGAAAAGGCGCAGCCTATCGCGGCACTATCATCCCTGCAATCAGGGGGACAAACCCCAGCAGCCGTATCCCCGACACACACCCTGACTGAACTGGATACAGACGCCTTAGCGATTTGTACTCAGTTCGGTTTATCGCCTGAAGACCTGAAAAAACAATTGGGAGAACGCTAATGGATCGCAATACCCCTCATCGCGATGGTGAGTTATTCAGTGTGCCGTGTGAAGCCGGTGCGCAAATCGGGGGCGGACATTTGGTCTGCGCCAATGCTGCCGGTTTTGCTGTGCCCGGTCAGGCTGATGCCGGACTGACGGTGCTGGGCGTGGCCGATGAATTTGCCGATAACCGCGATGGTCAACAAGGCGAATGTGCCGTCCGGGTTCGTCGTGGCAGGGCCTTCTATTTCGATAATGACCGCGCCCAGTCGGTGACTCAGGCACAGGTCGGCCGGGCGTGCACCCTGGCCAACAGTGTGACGGTCAAGGCGATAAAAGACGGCGACAAGCTGCCCGTGGTCGGTCGTGTACTGGAAGTATCCGTCATTGATGGCGTACTGGTTCTGATTCAATAGGAAAATCTGATGCTTGTTAATAAATCGAATTTAAACGTGCTGTTTCTAGCGATTACGACCACCTTCCAGAATGCGCTGGAGGCGGCGCCGTCGCAGTGGGAAAAAGTCGCTATGAAAGTGACCTCAACCAGTAAGGTGAACGATTACACCTGGCTGTCGAACTTCCCGGCCATGCGCAAATGGGTCGGTGAAAAAGTGGTGAAATCCCTGTCCGGGCATAAATACACCATCGAGAATGATGACTGGGAAGCCACGATTGAAGTGGATCGTAACGATATCGAAGACGACCAAACAGGCCAGTACGCCATTCAGGCCAAAAGCGCTGGGCAATCAGCGGCGGCACTGCCTGATGATATCGTTTTCGAATTGGTAAACTTGGGATTTGAGCGCCCGTGCTACGACAAACAGTACTTTTTTGACCGTGATCATCCGGTCGGCATCCGGTCGGTTTCCAACAAAGGGAAAACGGCACTGTCTATTGAATCGATGGCGAAAGCGCAGGCATCCTACGGTGCCGCCCGCACGGCCATGCGCCAGTTTACCGACGATGACGGCCGCCCGCTCAATATCAACCCGAATATTTTGCTGGTGCCGCCGGCACTGGAATACACCGCCCGTGCCCTGATGACCGCTGACCGGCTGGAAGACGGCAAGGTCAACCTGTTTAAAGGCACGGCGGAAGTGGTCGTCGAACCGCGCCTGACCCACGATACCCGCTGGTATTTGCTCGACACCACTAAATCCGTGAAGCCGATTATTTATCAGGAGCGCAAAGCCCCGGTGATGGTGGAACAAACCAGCCTGGACAGTGACGACGTATTTACCCGCCGTCAATACAAGTTTGGCGCCGAAGCCCGTGCCGCAGGCGGTTACGGTTTTTGGCAATTGGCTTACGGATCAACCGGAGAAGAACAATAATGCCGATTTTAATTACTGCCAAAGTGGCGGATTTCCGCCGCTGTGGTATCGCCCACAGTGACAACACCACGTCCTACCCGGATGACCGTTTTACTGCCGCGCAACTGGCCGAATTGCAAGCCGACCCGATGTTGGTGGTGTCTGTTGTCAATGAGGCAGATGTGCCGTCACCGGGGGCGGATAGCCAGACTCAGGTTGCCGGACTGACTGAGGAAGTCTCACGCCTGACGACCGAACTGGACACGGTGACCGCAGAGCGTGATGCCCTGAAAAAAGACCTGGCGGCACTGAAAAAGGACGCGAAGAAGCCAACTAAAGAGGACTAACTATGTATGCCACCCAGCACGACATGATCCTGGCCTTTAGTGAGCGTGAATGTGTCAGTCTCTGCGATCCCGAAATGACCGGACAGATTGATGAGCAAACCATGAATGCAGCCTTAACCCGTGCCAGTGCCGAAATTGACGGTTATCTGGTCGGGCGCTATGCCACGCCGTGGCCGGATACGCCGCGCATTCTGGTCGGCCGTTGCTGTGATATCGCCCGTTATCATCTGACGACAGCCCATCGGGTGATGTCAGAAGAAATTCGCCTGCGCTATGAAGATGCCATTCGCTTTCTGGAGAAAGTGGCCGCCGGGCAGATCAGCCTGGGACGGGCGGATAACGGGCAAATTATCCAGTCCACACCGCAAATGGCGTTTGGCAGCCGTCCCCGCCAGTTCGGCCGTGATGCGACAGGGGGAGGTGCCTTTTGATCACCCAGATTGAGCAGGCCATTTGTCAGCGGCTGACCGAAGGGCTGGGGCAGATGACCCGTACCGTGACCAGTTACGGCGGGGAAATCGACGAAGATTTAGGGCGGATTGTGCGCGTGTTGCCGGCGGTGTGGGTCACGTTTGGCGGTATCAGCAAAACCGAGCCATTCAGCGTATCCAAACGCCAGTACAAACCGACCGGACAATTTGTCGTGATTGTCGGGGATTACAGCACCCGCAGTGAAGCGGCCTCCCGTAGGGGTGGCGTTAACGTCAATGAGGTCGGGTGTTATCGCCTGGTCTACGCGGTCAGGCGATTACTGACGGGGCAGGATTTGGGATTGAAAATCAATCCGCTGGTGCCGGGTCGTGTCCGTACCCTGTTTAATACGCAGGTCGCTGAACGGGCACTGTCCGTCTTTGCCTGTGAGTTTGATACCCAATGGCTGGAGGGGGCACTGGCGTCAGGTGCCTGGCCTGAACACACCCGTGACCGGGCACACCCTGACTGGCTGTATAACGAATACCACGGCCAGTTGTCGCAGCCTGACCCTGACCTGTTACGGGTGGGCACGCGCTACGACCCGCCCGGCATGGGGTTACCCGATGATCCGGCCGATTTAGTGAATCTCAGGAAAAACACATGAGTACATTAATTGTGACTGCCGCGGCGGGGCTGCATGTCCCGCTGGAAAACCAGTCGCGGCGCTATATTGGTGCCGAACCCGTGACGGTGCCGGATAGCGCCTATTACCGTCGGTTAATCACGGCGGGCGATTTAGTGCCTGCCGTTCCCACCACGACGAAGGTGGGTAAGTCGAGGAAACATGATTAGTTTTGATACCATTCCGTCCAGCATCCGCAAGCCGGGCAAGTATTTTGAATTTAATACCCGCATGGCGGTTCGCACGCTGCCGGGTAACCCACAGCGGGTATTGATTATTGCCCCGATGGGCACGCAGGCGCAGGCGGCGGCACTGACCCCGCTGGATATCTATTCCGATAACGAGGCCGCCCGCCAGTTCGGGGCCGGCTCACTGGCGCACCTGATGGCCCGTGCTGCCATTCAGGCCAACAGCTATCTGCAATTGCAGGTGATTGGCGTGAAAACCGCCACCGCAGGTAACGCGGCCACCGCTACCCTGAGCCTGACCGGTGCCACCACGGGCAGTGGCACCCTGTACTTATGGGTGGGTGACCAGCGCCTGGAGATTGCTGTCGAGTCGGGTGACAGTCTGGCCGCCCTCAACAGCGCCGTGGTGGCCGCGGTTGAGACGGCAACCGCGTTACCAATCATTGCCTCGATCCGCAATCAGGGCACCGACGAAACACCCCGTGACGTCATTACGTTGACGGCCCGTCAGGCAGGGGCATTTGGCAATGCCGTCTGCCTCAGAGCCGAATGTACCGCCAAAGGTATCAGTATCACCCTGTCCGACATGGCCGGCGGTGAAAATGACCCTGATATTCAGCCGGCACTGGACGCCGTTTTTGCTGCCGGACATCAAATCATTATTTCCCCCTTCAGTACCCCGGCGGCGTTGCTGGCGTTGCGTACCCATCTGGAGCAGACCGGCAATGCGATGGAGCAGCGCGGGGCGATTGGCGTCGCGGGCTGGACAGGCACCCTGGCAACGGGCACCACGCTGGCGGGCGAAATAAACGCGGGTCGTCTGACGATAGGCTGGTATCCGGGGTCGGCCAAATTGCCCGCCGAACTGGCGGCAGCCTATGGTGCCGTGATGGCCAGTGAGGAAGACCCCGCACGCCCCTTAAATACTTTGCCCCTGGCCGGCATGGATATTACCCCGGTGACACACCGCGCCAGCCGTAACGAGCAGGAAAACGCCCTGCATAACGGCCTGACGCCGATTGAGGTCGGTGCAGGGAATCGCGTGCAGATTGTGCGGGCTATTACTACCTACACCCGAAATGCCGAGGGGGTCGACGACATTTCCCTGTTGGATCTGACCACTATCCGCACACTGGACTACACCCGCAAGGCGTGCCGTGAGCGCATTTCACAGCGGTTTCCCCGTGACAAGCTCAATGAGCGCACCCGCCAGAAAGTCCGTTCCGAACTGCTGGATGTCCTGCTTAAGCTGGAAGAAAGCGAAATTCTGGAGCAGGTCGAGGAAAACAAGGACAAGTTACTGGTTGAACGCAACGATAAAGATCCCAACCGGCTGGATGCAGAAATTCCGGCGGATGTCGTCAATGGCCTGCACGTTTTTGCCGGCCGGATTGACCTGTACTTATAAGAGGTAACCCATGTTAGAAGAATATGTTGGTGCCATTGTGTTAGAAGTCGATGGCCGTGAAATCGAGGTCACTGATTTGGATGTGCAAATCAACACCGGCCGCAAGCTGGTCAAGACCATGAATAAAACGGGCAGAGCCAAGGGGTACACCAGTGGTATCGCGACCTACGATCTGTCATTGTCGGTGGTCATTCCGCTGGAGGGCGATCTGGACTGGGGCAACCTGGTGGGCGTTAAAATCACCCAGTACCCGGTCACGGGGAAAGGCGGGCGCCGCACCTCTTATCTGGACTGTTTTACCACCGAAGTGGGCGCGAAATACACCGTGGATAACGAAGCCAAACGGGATATCAAAATGGCCGCATTAAGGGAGGTCATTGAATGATAACCCAAATAACCCAAAGCGGAACACTGCTGTATGGCGTCGAACACACTGGCCGTTTGCATCATGCATTTACCGTCAGGTTGCCCACCATGCGCCAGAGCTACGAGGCGCTGGACGAAACCGAATCGGTGTGCGGCACGGTTGACGGGCATGCAGCCGATCTGCATTACCGGATGGCCGTGGTCGCCAAATGCCTGGTGACGCTGGGGACTATTCCCGCGCCAGACATCACCACCGAATTGTTGCTGGATCAACTGACCAGTGACGATTTTGAGGTGCTGGAGCAGGCCATTGCTGACGTTAAAAAAAAGCGACTGCTGCCACCGAACGACGCCGCGGAATAATGCTGGCCAGTATTGCCCTGGGGCAATACGGTCTCAGCCATGAACGCATCCTGACCATGAGCCGCCCCGAACTGGACGGCTGGATTGCGGCATTAAGGCAATTACAGGGGGCACCTGCCCCTAAAAACAAACACCGCAAGCGGGTTAAATCCCTGCGTCAGACACCCAAACCGCTACTAACACAACGGGGTTAAGGTATGGCACGTGATCTCAAAATATCCCTGGCAGTCTCATTCCGTGATGAAGCATCGCAAAATATCATTAAACTATTGCGGGATGTAGTCAAAGGTGCGGAAGATGCCGGAAAAGCCGCCGACAAGGCCGCCGAGCGTGAAAATCGCCAACAGAAGCAGCGCCGCAAAGCGTCACAAGAGATGACCGCCGAAGCCCGGCGTCAGGCACGGGATGCCCGCGCCCGTGAAACTCTGGGCGTGCGCGCTGAGCGATCCATTCAGCGGGAAATCACCCGCACCATTGCCAGCTATAACCGGCTGGCTCGCAGCGGGACACTGTCCATCACCGAACAAAGCCGAGCCTATGACGCGATGCGCCAGCGTGTCGCAGCCCTGCGTAATGAAATGCAGGGCATCAGCCGGCTGGCAAAATTAGGAGCATTTGGCAGCAAAATGATGACCGTGGGCGGGGGGTTAGCTGCGGGTGGTATGGTGGTGGCGAAGCCGGTCAAGGCGCAGATGGGCTATGAACAGCGGCTGGCGTATCTGAGTAATACGGCCTTTAATGAGCGGGATGTCGCCGGCCGAAAAGCGGGCAAGGCCGAGCTGCATACCATTATTCGCGATTCGGTTGCCGCCGGGGGAGGCACCAAGGAGCAGGCCGCTGATTTACTGAGTGAAATGTTAGCCAATGGGGCATTCAGTTTTGAAGAAACCAAAGCGTTGATGCCCATATTACAACAATATGCGACGGTCACCGAGGTCAGCGGCGCGCAGTTAGCCAAAGTTATTGAGTCGCTTAAAGGATATGGTATCACCTCCGCCGACGATATGATGAAAGCCCTGGACGCCGCCATTCGTGCCGGACAGGAAGGGGCATTTGAATTTGCCGATATGGCGCGCTGGTTACCGGAAATTTTGTCAAAAGCCAATGAAAACGGCTACAAAGGCCTGGAGGACTTGGTTAAAATTCTCGCCTATACGCAAGGGGCGAAAAAAAATGCCGCCTCATCGGATGAAGCGGGCAATAACCTTGCCAACTTAATCGCTAAGCTGAACAGTACCGATTTATCCCGGCGGGCGGCCAGGATTAAAGTCGATAGATATGGTATCGATATTGCGAAAACCCTGGCCGATGCGCGGGGAAAAGGCATTGATCCGCTGGAAACCCTCGTCTTATTGACAGACAGGATCGCCGCGCAAAACCCCGAATTACGCCATATAGAAAAAGGGCTGGCGAGTACAGACCAGAAGTCACCGGAATATCAGCGGATATTACAAGCACAACAAAAGATATACGAAAGCGCGTCCATTGGTCAATTAATGGCTGACCAGCAGGCGATGATGGCCTTGCTGGCGATACGTAACTACCGTCAGTTCATTGGCGACGTTCAGGCGGATGTGCGCAACCAATTAACGATGCCCAAAGGCCAGGGGGAAGGGGCAAAGTCTCTGGCCGTTATTGCGGATGAGAATGAGTTTAAACTCCAGCAGGCGAAAAATGCCAAAGACTTTGCTGAGATGGATGCTGTCAAACCGTTATCAGACTTCACGGGCGATGTCTCAAAATTGCTGACTGATTTTAGCAAAGAATTCCCCAATCTCACTACCGCCGTTGTCGGGGCTACCACCGCCATTGAGGCGATGACTGTCGCCGCCGTGGCATTTGCCGGCCTGAAATTTATTACCGGCCGGAGCGGTATACCGCCCGGCAGTACAGCGGCGGCAGGCGGCGGCTCTGGTGGCGGTGGACGGTTCGGTCAATTTGGCCGCTGGCTGCGTACCTCGACCAGCGGCCTGACGGGTGGACTATCACGGCTGTTATCCACGCCAGCGGGTCGCGCCATCCCGGTTATTGGCACCGGGGTGGCGGCCTATCAGGGCACCCAGGACTTTCCTTTGATCCAGATCCAGGGCAAGGATGAAAAACTGGCCGAAGTGCGCCAGCGTTTGGGTCGTGAGTTAACCGAATTCGAAAAAACCTACTATGGCACGGCCGGGGCAAAAGACGCCTGGCATGATATTAAGTCCCTGTTTAACTTCGATGATGAACTGTCCATTAAAAAAGCGCCCATCACAATACAGGATGCCGAAAAAGCGGGCATTGTCATGGCACCGAAGACTAACCTGGTTCAAAAACTGCCGGACAGTCAAACATCGCCCCTGCCCCCGATCACGTTTACCTCTCAGTTACTGCTGGATGGCCGAACGCTGGCCGAAGTCACCAATGAGTATAACGCGGCCGAAGCCGGGCGCGGCACCGGAGGGGTATACCCATGAGCTGGCGTGATGATCTGCAAGATGCGGCCTTCCGTGGGGTGAAATTTGATGTCCTCAATACCCAGGACAGCATGGCCCGTGACCATGAAGATCACGAATACCCGTTTATTGACGGGGCAACTGTCATGGATTTAGGCCGCAAGGCGCGGAACTTTCGCCTGACGGCGTTCCTGTGGGGAGAGAATTACAAACACCAGTTAGATGCCCTGATGAAAGTGCTCGACCAGCCCGGCACTGGCGAGCTGATCCACCCGATTTACGGTTCTGTGCCACAGGTACTCTGTATTGAATATCAAATTCAGCATGAAGCTGAAGGACCGGACAGTTGCCATGTGGAGCTGGTATTTCTGGAATCCACCCTCGGTACGAAATTGCACAGTGACGTTCACCCTGAGCAATTGGGTGACAGCCTGTTTGATGCGATTAACGAGCTGACAGAGCGTGCCTCAGATTTGTTTGAGCAGGTGATGGCACCGGTGCATAAAGGAATGCGCTTTCTCGCCAAAGGCAAGGCGGCACTGGCTGGTATGTTAAATACCCTGACCATTATGCGCGGTGATATCGCCGGGGTCATCAGTCAGGGCGTGGATTACCTGAAATACCCCCGCGCCTTTGTGCATGATTTGTTGTCCATTCTGGATGTGCGCACGGGCGGTATCGGGGATTTGCTGAACCTGAAACTGTCTGATGTGATTCAGTTAGACCGGGGAGCACGTCCGCCCAACTGTCATGCCTCATCTGCCGGTTCATCCGCCTCGCGCCGCCAACAGGATGGCTATCTGCCGGGAACCGTCACCACGGCGGCGGTGCTCAGCCAGGGGGTCAGTGCCACCACGTTATTATCCGCCTGGGGGGACAGTGTGGCGGTCGTACATCAGTTGACCGCATTGCCTGCGGCGTTGGTTCAGCGTGATATCACGGCACCCGTTCCCATGCCGGTGGATGCCAGCCTGGCGGATGTCCGCGATCTGGGCGTACTCTACCAGGTCATGGCGGCCGGGGAATTGGCGAATCTGGCAACTGCCCTTTTATCTGACGAGGTCCAGCCTGACCGATTATCGCCGGCGGATATCACCAGCATCGTCAATACCGTCAGGACGGCTATTCTGACCGCGATTGCTGAGGTGCGCACCCAGTATCAGCCCAGCACCCAGCGTATCAGCGAAGACAGCGAGCCGGTGGGGTTGTTGTGGCGTGGCGTGGTGTCCCAGTTGAAACACATTGCCCTGGAATTGCAGACCCTGGCGATCATCGTTATGAACCGCCGCCCGCCGTTAACCCGCCGAACGGTCACCACATCAACCAATCTGCACTTGCTGGCGCACGAGTGGTACGGCGACTATCACCGCGCCGCCGAACTGGCGCGCCTGAATCCGTGGTTACGTGACCCGAACGCGATTAAAACCGGAGATATTCTCAATGCCTATACCCGATAATCAATTCGAGGATAAGCCCGTGCTGCTATTGAATGGCAAGGCACACAGCGACTGGCAAAGCTATCGCATTGACAGTGATTTTTTGAAGGCTACGGATGCATGGCAACTTTCATTGGGATTGCCTGACGGGGTATTCCCTGTGGATGCCGTCCGCGGCGCGCCGGTGAAAGTGAAAATCCGTGATACGGTGATTTTATCCGGCCGGGTTGACAGCGTCACGCGGGACGTTTACCGCCGTAGCGTCACGCTGAGTTTGAGTGGCCGCGATGATGCCGCCATTCTGGTGGATTGTGCTGCCCCTGTCTTCAGTGCCCGCCAGTTAAATCTGGATGAAGTGATTGCCAGCATCGTTCGCCCACTGGGTATCACCCGCATTCGTATTCAGGCGAGTGGCATGACACGTAATGACCGGGTGCATATCGAACCCGGTGAACGGGCGTGGGATGCACTGGCACGGGCAGCGGCAGCGCGTGGCGTTTGGCCGTGGTTAGATCCTGATGGCACCCTGGTTATTGGTGGCCCAGACTATAGCAGTCCGCCCGTGGCCGATCTCATTATGCGCCGTGATGGTCAGGGCAATAACCTCATTTCGTTGTCAGACATCCGCAATATACAGGGCTGTTTTTCCGAATTAACCCTACTGGCACAAAGCCATGCCTCGACAACCGATAACCAACCGAAAATTAAGCCGGTGGATGTCACTGCCCCGCCAACGTTCACCGCTGCGGCTGCCAGTGGTGGTTCAGGCAGCACAGCGAAAACAGGGCACAATAACTACCGGATTAAAGTCACTGACCCGACTGTTCCCTATTATCGCCCGCAAATCCTGACGAACGGGGATGTGGACAACCAGCAACAATTGCAGTACCGCGCCCGTAAGGCGATGGCGGATGCCCGTTTAACCGGACTGGATATCCGGGCGGAAGTTCATGGCCACCGTACCCCCAACGGCGAACTCTGGCAACCGGGGCAACGGGTACGCATTCAGAGCGAACTGCATGGCATTGATGGCATTTTCTTCCTGATGGGACGTGAGTTCATCGGCGGCCGTCCGGGGGGGGCAATGACATCACTGCGATTTAAAGAGGATGGTGTGTGGATACCTGACGCCTATCCAGACAAGAAAAAGAAAAAAGGCAGTAAGAAAAAAGGTAAAGATCAACTCCGGGCGGTTCCCGTGTGGGAGAATCAATAATGTGGCCGCAAGTGAATCAACGCATTAACCAGGCATTAAACAGCATTAGGCTGGCATTCAGGGTCGTGTTAGGCGCGACCGACAGTCGCGGAAAAGTGCAGACGATCCAGGCTGAGGGCCTCGCCGACGAACAGCTTCAGGGACAGGAATTTTTCCAGCAGTATGGCTACACCTCTAACCCGCCACCGGGCACAATGGGCATTGTCTTGCCCCTGAACGGCCGAACCTCACACGGTATTGTCATTGCCACGGAGCACGGCGCGTATCGCCTGACGGGGCTGAAGACGGGGGAAGTGGCCGTTTATACCGATGAAGGTGCAAAAATTGTGCTCAAGCGTGGCCGCCTTATCGAAGTGGACTGCGATACCTATCGGGTTAACTGCAAGACATTTGAGGTGAATGCGGCCAATAACGCGGATTTTAACACACCGATGGTGACAACCAGCGAACAATTGACGGCGATGGCACACATCACCGGTAACGGCGGGATGGCGATCCGGGGTGGCAAAGGGGCGACGTTTGAGGGTAATATCAACCAGACATCCGGCAGCTACCAAACCACGGGTGACGTTAAAGCGGGTAACATCTCAGTGCGCGGCCACAAACACACAAACGGCCATAACGGTGGCAATACCGGCTCATCCATTCCCTAACCTAACATCTTCTGCTGAACCCCCTCAACTGCTGATATTTACCCATGCTGCCACACTGTGCAGCATGGACAGATTATTAAATCCCCAAACGGGTGACTATACCGGCACCCGAACAAACAGCCTGGAAAATGCGGTTTACCTGCGGCTGATGACGCCCCTGGGCAGTTACTGGGCTGACCCTGCGCTGGGTTCCCGTTTGCATGAACTGACCCGTGAGAAAGACATGTCACGCATTTATGTGCTGGCGCGTCAGTATGCTGAACAGGCGTTACAGCCGATATTAGATGATGGCCGTGCCACCTCTATTAGCGTCACAGTGCATCGTGACCAGCACAAACGGGCGCAGCTCTGGATTAAAGTCACTGATGCCGCCGAACAGACGCATAATTTTAAACATACCGTGAGAATCGCCTGATGTGGATTACCCCGGAATTTCAGCAAATCCGCGATGATCTGTTGCGGGACATCAAGAATCAATTGCCGGATGCCGATATCGGCGCTGACAGTGATTATTTTGTCCGTGCCTCCTCGGTGGCGAGCGTGGCCGAGGGTATTTATCAACATCAAGGCTGGATTGTGCGCCAGATATTCCCGGACACCGCCGACAGCGACTATCTGGAACTGCACGCCCGTACCCGTAACCTGACACGCAAACCAGCAACGACGGCGATAGGCAGCGCCAGCCTGACCGGTTCGCCCGGCGCCGTTTTGCCCGCAGGGGCTGAAATGCGGGGTGAAACGGTCTCTGTTAAAACCACATCCGCCGTGACGATTGATCCGCACGGACAGGCAACAGTGGCAATCATTGCCAATCAATCCGGCGCAGCAGGCAACCGGTCATCCTCTACGGAGGCTGAACTGGTCAGTGCCCCGATGGGGGTTAATAGCCGTGCGGTTGTTCAGACACTGACAGGCGGCACAGATGCCGAAACCGATGCTAGCCTGCTGGTGAGACTGCTCGACATCATTCGCCGACCGCCCGCAGGCGGCAATAAATACGACTATCGCCGCTGGGCACTGGAAGTACCCGGTGTCACCAATGCCTTTGTTTACCCGTTACGCCGTGGCCTCGGCACAGTCGATATTGCGATCACCTCCGCCGATGGATTGCCGTCAGCAGACATCATCACTGCCGTGCAGGCACATATTGACGACGTTCGCCCCGTCACCGCTAAAAGCTCACTGGTATTAGCGCCCGCATTGCGTCCCGTGGATTTTGTTATTGAAGTCGTTTTGGATGGCATCACTCTTGAAGCCGCCAATCAGGAGATCAAGGCCGTGATTACCGATGCGGTAGGGCGGCTGGCACCGGGTGAGCCGTTGGTCCGCAGCCAAATTGAGATGCGCATTTCCCTCATTCCCGGTATTCGTGACCGCCGCCTGATGGCTCCCATCGCAAATGTTGTCGCACGGGTAGATAAGTATCACCTTGAATGGTTGCGTATTGGTAACATCACTGTAAGGCTCTTTTCCGCATGAAATCATTACTAAAGCAGTTATTGCCGCCGGTCAGCTATGCCATTGATGCCCCCCGTTTGGATGCCGAACTGGGGGCTGAAGCAACGCAGTTGCAATGGACAAAACAGAGCGCCCATCGTGTTAGTGGCGCTATCACACCGTTCTTTGCTCAGTCGTTACTGCCTGACTGGGAGCGCGTGCTCGGTATCACCCAAAATGCCGATAACAGCTACCAGCAACGGCTGGAAATGGTCTTGCTGAAGCTGGCGGAAACAGGTGGGTTATCCATCCCCTATTTTATTTCTCTGGCTGCCCGTCTGGGTTACCAGATTACCATTACTGAACCCGAACCCTTTCGGGCGGGCATAAACCGCGCGGGTGACAGGCTGATGCATCCTGATTCGATATGGTCGTGGGTCGTCAATATCTATGGAACACGTGTCCCCACCTATCGGTTCAGGGCAGGCAGTTCGGCGGCGGGCGAACGGTTGCTGTCCTTTGGCGATCCCGTTATTGAATCCGTTTTTAACGAACTGAAACCCGCGCATACCTTTTGTCGATTTACTTATCAGGATTAACACTATGCAAGATTTAATGCCCCCCGTTAATACACCTGGCAATATATTTGATGATGGCGATCCCAGTACCGGATTGCCCGGCACAATAGTGCCCTCTCAATGGTTAAATGATGTCCAATTCTCAGTCAGGGATATTCAACAGGAATGTAAAAACATTTTGGCGAAAGCCGGGATTACCCCAGACCCCAGAAAACAGAGTCAACTTGCTGACGCGATAACCGCGATTGTTGCCAAAGGTTGGCTGGAAAAATCCCGAAACGGCGCCGATATCCCCAACAAATCGGAGTTTGTGAAAAACCTCGGTTTACCCGAATTAATTGCAGGTAACCCCCCAGCCGCGTTGAATACGTTGGAGAAACTGGCTCAGGCAATCAACAATGACGCAAACTTTTCTAACAGTCTGTCTGAAATTATAAAAAATCGGCAACCCCTGAACGCGACCCTGACGGCACTGGCCGGATTGGTGACCGGAGGAGATCTGCTGCCGTATTTTACCGGGGCGGATACGGCAACACTGAGCCCCATCACACCCACTGGCCGGGATTTAATCTCACGGGGCAGTATTAATGCGGTTCTGGCGTATCTCAGGTTTGAGCATGGGCAGGGCTGGTATCGTTTAGGTGATATATACATTCAATTTGGTCTGATTGATTTCAGTTCGTCAACCCGCGTGTTTGTGGAGTTCCCGTTCAAATTCCCAACAACTGTTGACCACGTTATTGTTTCTGATGCAGGTTGGGCGACAGGACATACGTGGGGAGCAACAAACAAACAACGTAATGGTTTTGTTGCCCATGTCAATGTGCAGGGTGAGGGCGGTCAATATTTAGCCATAGGGAGATAGTAATGAGTAGATATATTTTTAGTGCGGCGCAGAATTCGTTCTTTCTGTTGTCTCTGAAAGATGCATATGTTGCCGCGGGGACATGGCCGGATGACGGGGTTGCGGTGCGCGAGGCTGTTTTTATTAAATTTACACGTGATATCCCCGCGGGGAAACGCCGGATTGTGGGATCTGACGGTCTACCTGCATGGGGTGATATCCCACCGCCGACACCAGCGGAATTGCAACAACAGGCTGAATCCCAGAAAAAATATCTCATGACTCAGGCGACCAGCGCAATCGCGCCGCTACAGTATGCCGTCGATCTTCAAATGGCGACGGCGGCGGAACTGTCAGCGCTAACAGCATGGAAAAAATATTGCGTGCTACTGAACCGTGTAGACTGTTCGACAGCACCCAATATTGACTGGCCTAAAGCGCCAGAATAACAATCAGGGGCACTATGCCCCTATATTTATTCCGACTCAGTCAATTTCCGTTGTTGCTGATTCCAAATAGAACTCTCTGGCATCTGGACACGGACAGATATAGACCGACCGGCGGGGATATCAATCGGGTCACCGTCTGAATAACTCTCTCGTACATTTTGGGCGAATGTAGGTGCTTCTGCATGCTCACGGTGGTAGGTCATTAATTTGATGGCACCATCGGGTAGCACTTTGTAATCCACCCAAATCAACGGCAGTTTATTTTTACACAGCGGTATCTCAACCCCACCATCAACACCGCCCCATGCCGCATCAGCATTAAACCCCAGCACGTTTTTGATGAGATAGACGCCCTCAGACAGACGCTCGACAATAGCACCCTCGGATTCGTCGTTGGTGGTAAAGGTGCCACCAGGGTAGATTTGGATAATGGGGGATGCTGTTTTTAGGTAGCCATCAACGACTGTGGTGTTACTGGTGGTATATAACGCATACCATGTTGGATTTTCGCGGGCAGCCAGGGCATGACCGTAATAAATTAGGCCGTTAGCATAACTCGCTAGAAAACCGGCATACCCCGCACTGGTATCACGTGCTCCAATAACATGCCAATAGCCATGAGTACCTAACGGTGCAGGAAATCCTGCGCTATAGGAGTCTACTAGCACTGAGTAACCAACCGGTTTGCCCCATTCACCGGATTTCAATGTCGTACGCGGTGTGTGAGTTTTGCCTAAATTAGTCCGTTCCACCCGTTCTACGGTTCCCGCTAAACCGAGGTTTTACGGATAAGATACTAATTTATTTTGCAATATAGCCGATAAAATAATTAGGCAGGAAAGAAAAGAGGTGAGTTATGGCGAAGATCGGTTATATCAGAGTATCAACGACTGACCAACACAGTGACTTACAACGTAATGCCTTAATCGCAGCCAACTGTGATCACATCTTTGAAGATAAAATAAGCGGCAAAACTGCCAATCGACCGGGACTCAAACAAGCATTAGAACACCTGAAAACAGGTGATACTTTGGTTGTCTGGAAACTGGACAGACTGGGGCGCAGTGTAAAAAACCTTATTACCCTGAATGAAAAACTAAGCAATGACGGTATCCACTTTCAAAGCCTGACCGACAGCATTGATACCAGTACGCCAATGGGACGCTTTTTCTTCTATGTGATGAGTGCATTGGCTGAAATGGAACGGGAACTGATTATTGAACGTACTAATGCTGGACTAGCCGCAGCACGGGCACAGGGGCGAATTGGAGGGCGTCCGGTGGCACTGCCGGAAGATAAATATCAGCAGGCGATCCAATTGTTGAGTCAAGGAAAAACACGGCGTGAGATCGCTAAGGCATTTAATATTTCACTGTCAAGCATTTACAAATATTTGCCTGTAGGCCGTGCGGCTAATGATGACATTTTTTAATCAGGCGTTTTATTCTGCACTGTGCATTATAGGGCGGTAATTTTCACTTGAAGTAGTGCAGAATATACCGCCAAATAGTGCAAAATTGGCCGCCGCGCTACAGACGGTGCATTGCAAACATGCAGTGAACGACGACCTTTCACAAAGTGAAAATCATCCACCAATTTGCCATCGGCGGTAAGTGCTTGGGCGCGCACGCCGGCTGGCCCTGGAGTGATATCTTCCGGTTGCAAATCAGGAATAAGCTGCCGGGCATTTTCGGTAAAAAGCTGGCGAGAAAAGGAACGTCGTATTTCTGCCATACCTTCACAGAAATAACGTGTGGCGATTTTCCAAAATCCTTTGTAAGTCAGTACCTCGGCTAAATCCCGTAGATTGAAATCTGTTTTGCTATATCCTTCACGCTTAAATGCCAATACTGCGTTCGGGCCAACATCTCGTTTGCCATTGTGCATTCGCGTAAAATGAACGCCGAGGAAAGGAAAATCAGGGTTAGGTACGGGATAAATCAGGTGATTAACCAGATAATTTTTGCTGTTGTCCAGAACATAATATTCACCGCGGAAAGGAACGATCTTCATACCTGTCTTATAGCCTGCTAACTTGGCAATTCTGTCACTATGCAATCCGGCACAATTCACCAGCCATTTAGCCTGATAGCTGGTTTGCTGAGTTTGTACCTCAACATAATCACTGTATTCATGAATACCTTGGATTTGCTGTTGATAATAAATATTACCCCCCCTGGCCTGAATGATTTCCGCCAGTTTAGCCGCAATTTCCGGGTAATTCACGATCCCTGCATCGGGCACTAATATTGCCTCAAGGCCGTTGACATAAGGCTCGCGCTCTTTCAGTTGGGTTTGTGAGAGGAGGCTGACTTCAAGGCCGTTTTTCAATCCTCGCTGGTAGATATTTTCCAGCAGGGGAAGCTCCTTGAGTTGTGTGGCGACAATCACCTTACCGCAGCGGTCGTAATATAATCCATGCTGTTGACAAAATTCATATATTGTACGGTTTCCTTGTTTCGCCAGTTGTGCTTTTAAACTGCCAGGAGTGTAATAAATGCCGGAATGCACAACGTTACTATTGTGACCGCTTTGATGTGCAGCCACGCCATTTTCTTTATCTAATATCAGCAAGCGCAAGTGCGGATGCTGTTCTTGTAAGGCATTAGCGGTGCCAAGCCCAACCAATCCTGCACCAATAACAATCACGTCATACAT